AGCGTCTTTTTGTGACTGAGAGCGTACGCCTTCTTTTACTACTGCATCGTATTGCTCAAACTCTTTTTCGTAGAATTGCTCTGTTGGCTCTTCTCCTATGATTCGCTTTACTTTTCCAGGGGGATAATGATTTTGGATTGCTTTAAGAACTAAACCACCAATAACTTTTTGTGTTACTTCAACATTATCAAATATCTTTCTGTTAGTTCTAAGTCCTTGACCTATACGTACTTGTGCAAGTCTTCCAGAAATCTGAGTATTTCCTGCGTCATCAACCCCAAGAACAGATTCATTAACGTTTGATAATGTAAGAGTTAGTTGATCTAAAACATTTTGATATTCAATTAATGCAGGATTAGCACTACCGCCTTGTAACTCTTGAACTGAATTTAAACCTTCAGGAGCATTTTCAGGGTCAACACCAATTATTTTATTCTGTCCAGATTGTTGTAGGTCTTCTACGTCTGGAACGGATCCAATTAAATACTTGTAGCCAGTAGAGATTGTACTATCCATCATATCCACAATCTTCATGTGTCGTTTGTTGAATTGCCTTTGAGCTGAATACATTGTAGAAGCTAAACCTTGTATTCTTTGTGATGGCTCCCAAATACTTGGCTCCATATAGCATAATACAGGTGCAAAAGGGAATGTTTGGTTAATACCCGTTTTATCTTCACCCGTATAAACTGGCTGACCATTCAACATAATATTTAATTCAACGTAATCTCTATCTACTGATTGAATATCAACGATTGGAGGCAGTTCTCGCTTGTCTAACCCTAATTCGTTGGCCTCTTCGTGTAGCTTCTTAATTCTATGTACGCCAAGTTCTAACTTTTTCCTTTCTTCGGTTTCTAAATCGGTTATATCTCTATAATATGAGCTCTGTTCATCAACTAAGAATTTTCTTCTCTTAGTTATCTTTCTGTAGTACTGGTCGTATGCCATAAGGTTTCGATTTCTGCTAAGTACCGTAAAATTAGGATGATATGATAAAAATTTGTCGTCTCTAAAAGATGATTGAATATCTTCTATTTGCTTTTGATCTACGAAAGGCAACAGTCTTCCAATAAGATTACGATCTATTAGGTCTCTTGTTATGGCAAAGCCACAATCTTTAAGGTCTATACGTTCAAAGGTAGGATCAAGATAGAAAGAGTTATATGTGCGCTTGAAGAAACTGATCTCGCCATTAATGAAATCCCTTGAATAGTCCATTCGAAGGCCACACAAAGATAAACCAGATTTAAAGCCCTCATCGCAAGCGTCTAAAAACGTGCTATAGCCTTCGCCCTTATCCCATGTATAATAACTAAGCTTTGTGAATTGATCCGCTGTCTTTTGATCGCTTCCTTCAACTGGAGATATAACGATACTATTTAGATTATCTCGTAGATAACCAGAAAAGAACTGCAAAGGTCTTCTCATGATATTAAGCTCTAATGGCTCCCTGCCTTCTTTCTGCAATGCTCTAAGCTCAGAATTTGACCAGGTATAACCAGATTGGGCTAAGGTGTAAACTTGAGCGTTTTTTACAAACGGACTCCAATAATCTTGTGCGTATCTATAATTTTCCTGGAACTCACCGAGCAACTCTCTATCATTTAACATAAGGCTCTTAATCTAAGATGGTTTACTTGAATTAAAAGTATATTTATGATATGATGTTGTCAATGGTATTAAGAATATAAAAGGTTATGTTATAACAGTTTAGAGCAAATAATTATAAAAGACTAAATATATTGCTAGCGTTTTTTCAATATGATATGTTTATATTTATACTTATTATCTAAAACTATGGTGTTAAAATGACTGAAGCTAATTCAAGTTTTGAAATTCCAACTCTTCTTACAATAAGACAGTTCGCTGATAAGCATAAATTTATTTCTGAAGCTGGAATTAGGACTCTAATTTTTAAACAAGAACCTACTATCTCTCAATGTATTGTTAGAATCTATAGCCGTATTTATCTTGATGAAAAAAAATTCTTTTCTTATTTAATGAACAAAAAAAAGAATTAGAAAATGTTTCGTCTAGTCTCTGTAGCTTTCTTGTGGCGGTCTAATGCTCCTGAAAAAGAACCTGCTTTTTCGATGTGATCTACTGCTTGACACATATAAATAAAGCTATCTGCGTGGTTAACCTCTATACCTTCATGCTCTTTTTCTAGATACTTCCCGTATTGTTCGCTCCATTTCTTTCTAAACTTCATTAGCTTATTAATATATGGTTTAACTCTTTTCAAAGCAAAAACGCATCTATCCATCTTTATTTTAGCATTGTTAATATTTAAGTTCTTATCGGTTCTCTTTAGAACAACAATTCTAGTGTTAGTATGTTCCATATAACGTTTAAAGTCTCTTTCATATGTGTTTTCTACTACTATGCCATCTCTTTTAGCTGCATCATGAGGTAAGTATATTGTCTTATAAATATATTTCTTATCGTTGAGTAAGAAGTTACAATAAAAATCTACACCTTTGTTATTGTCCTCATAGTAATCTATAACCCTTATCTCACCATGTACAACCTGAAAGAAGGTTATTACCGTTAGATCATTAACGCCAATGTCCATTGATATATAAACAGGTTCTAAAGCGTCATATAACGGTATATTTAGCATTCTATTCTCATTATAGACCTTCTCTATGTGTTGTTGGAAGTAATAGGCGTCAGAGTTGCTTAAAAAGCTTTCTGCTATAGTACTACAAAATTCTTGCCTTATCTTATCGCCAAGTATAGATTTTTGGTGAGCGTACCAGTTTCTTTGTTCATTATCTATAGTACAATCAAGTTCTTTCTCTATCTTCTCAAAGTACTCTTTAAGCTCATAATCTATCGTTACAGGTTGTTGCATACGATAGTTTTTTTCTTGCAACCAATTAAAAAAGAACAACTTATAGCTAAGAGGAGAAAGGTTGTCGTTGCCTTCTTGTACTGAGTGCATAACCATTTCGTAAAAGTACGACTCCGAACCCTCAGCGGTGGACTCAATTATAACTTGTCCGTCAATTGGAACAGCTTGCAGCGTTCCAGTCACTACCTCATCAGCTTTGATTGGATTTCTAGCACATGTTTTGCCAAATTCAGATATTAAAATTGCTTGATAAGATCCTCCTCTTAAAGTTGTATCAACTCTAAGAAATGATCCGTTCTTAAATGTTATCTCTCTAGCGCTTCTTTGTACCACTCCAGCCAATTGTTTCATTTCAGGCTTAAGATTGTCCAAGGCATGCCCTAAAATGCGTTTAAAGATGTGTTGCGCATGTTCTAAGCTATATGAGACAATGCCAGCGGAAAGATTAGAGTTAAATATTGTTTCGTCAAGCATATACAATACAGCAAATGTGCTCATTCCAAGCTGCCGACTTTTCAAAATAAGATTTCTATTATGTAATCCTTTAAGCACTTCTCGTTGAACTGGATTCATTACAAACTTGATCGAATCACCCTGTTTGTCCACGATGCGATAAAGGTTATTCATGCGCCAAGTCTTGTCGTCTAGTAATGTTAGGTCTTCTTTCGTCATCTCTTACCCCTTATATATCTACAAGCAAATTTTTCGTCCATTATTCGCATATATTCTGCTCGTCTATTCAATTCTTTGAGCGAAACACCTTTTCTAATAACAATCTCTTTTGTGTTATCATATATTTTAGCTTTGTGCGTTTTGGCATATTGACAGGCATAACATGTAGCATCACTCCGTATTTGACCAGATATCCTTATTGCCTTATTGCAAATTGAACACTTGCCATTAGATCGACTATCTAACTCTAGTTTGATTTGCTCATCTTCTTTTGCACATTTGTCTGAACAAAATAATTGATATGGTGTAGTCACCTTAAAGACTCTATGACATTTCATACAATGTATTCTATCACACTGCCTTTTGTGAAAGTCTGTAGTTTCAAATGTTATAAAACACAATTCGCACTTTTTTTTGTAGATCGTCATCGCTTTTATCCACACGGTGAGGGTTTGAGACTAAGTCTCTAAGTTTGTTTGGTTTATGATTTCTTGTTTTTCCACTTCATACTTCGAATTTAACCCCCTTAGGTGGCTCATCATTCTTTTCGTGGTGAGATTTTAGCAAAAGTTCTTCCGTAAACAAAATGCTAGTCCCGCAATTCCTGCATTCCATATGACCACCGACCGACATGAAACACTTGCTATCACCTGTACCTTTCATTAAAACCTGTCCGCATTTATCACATTGTATTTTATAGCTCATCTTTTCGCTCCTTCTTTTTTGATTTTATCCGAAGCTCCGAAACACTCTTCACAATAAAAATAGTGTTCTGATCTACCTTTATCATCTTCACCGGGCATCCAATAACCACTAGAACTTGTAAACATTTCTTTACAACGTGAACATTCGCAATCTTTGTTCTCTTCATCTTCATCTTCATCATTATTCATTACTTTTGATCCTCTTCATCTTACCGAAATTTGCAATGTGCAAAAAATGCACGTTACCTATCATATCCCATTATTCTGTCTCCTTAGGTTGGCCTGGAAGCTCAATCCAATGAGTCACATTTTTTAAAACTAAATTTTTATACGCATTAGCTGCCCAAAAAGAGATATTTGCAACCCGAAAATATCCATCTGTGTAAACTGCTTACCCACTTCATTCTTAAACTCCTTCTATGACAGATTTATAATAATCCTTTACAACATTCGAGTCAATCAATATAATATTTGAATTCAAGACATACTTTACAGGGATATATACATGAACGATGATAAAATACAATTTTACGTACACATTGACCAATCGGTATACGACGACGTAGAGGACATCCTTAGCTCGCACAATGAGCTAACAGATGACCAGGGACATATGTTAAGGTCAATCATCCGAATGGTCGCACGTAGGCTTAAAATGGATATACCTTTACGGGGCAACGGCGATGTCTAGGCTTAGAAGATTGAAAGTATTGGAATCGATTGACGATGGATTCCACCACATTAGTTTTTCTAGAAATGACAGACTTCCTACGTGGGATGAGGTAAAATATATTAGAGAAAAATACGCCGATCCAGAAAAATTCTATGTTATGGTTTTGCCACCTAAACAATATTACGTAAACTCACATCAATTCTGTTTTCATTTGTGGGAAGTTAAAAGCAAAATAGAAACAAACTTATGGAAGGGATAAATATGAATTTTATAGAAGCTTATGAAGAAATGAAGAAGGGCGCTATATGTCAAAGAGTAACGAAATATGCTTGTAAAACACATTATACCGTTGTCATATTCCCTAATCAAGAATATATACTACATCGGAAAGATACCCATTCAGCCAATTGGGAAGAAGTTAAAATGCTTGATATTAAATCTATTCTTGGTGAATGGGTTTTAGTTGAGGATTAGCTATTAAGGTGATTATCTGCCAACGTCCAGCCTACATGCTTCCTTTACTATTGGCTTTGCCAGTTTCGATTTGTATAGCATCCAACGCTTTTCTTCAAATGTTAGCGTGCTTACTTTATCTCCCTTCCACCTGCCAAAATCTATCGTAGGATCTTCATTTTTATTTTTATTTGTCCATGGTAACATATCTTTTTTTTCCTTTTGTCATTATTTTATTTGCAATCGACTTGACAAGAATATACACTCCCCACCATTACCACCTCAAAGAGTAGCCCAGCCACGCTCAAGAAACTAAAATCGTCGTCATAGCTCCTCTAATAGATTCTTTCACTCTCATAATATAATGTTCTTAGGATAACGCTTACTTGTCATCTTGCTTGAGTAGATCCAAGAGCCTTGCTTCTTTTATAGCCTTAACAAACTCATCGGCGGTGGCTTGCAAATCCTCACTAGTAGCTTTAGAAAGGGAAGCCTTGCGTTTAGTCTCCTCTTTATAGGCCTTACAGTACATTGGGAGTATCCTTTCACCGAACGAAGAATTACGATCACCAAGAAAACAATGTCTGGCAATCTTTCCAGCAATAAGGCTTCTAGCGACATCTAAAGCGCCTTTTAAGTTTTCGTGAGATCTAGCAAGATTATATAACCAATAATCTGGTTGTTTATATTTAACGTAAGCGAACGTAGCAATATATAGCGAATCATCATCATTAGCCCATTCGAGCAAATTTTCGATAATATCGTCAATTTGCTCATCTGTATATTGGGGATTAATCTTTCTATTTTGTGTGTATGTGTTACCTTTAGCTGCTGCCATACAAAAACCACATAAGTTATAATTTAATAATGTCTGAACGATAAGACACTAAGGGAGATAAGGTCAAGGGCTAAATTAATAAGAGAAAAAGGCTTGTGATTAATGGTTGTTCGTGTGCATAATATGGGCAAGAGTAACATCAACCTAACATGGAGTTAAAGAGATGAAACAAACAATAAATGAATATGAATTTATGAGAGCATTTGAAACAAGCGACAATTACAGATATAATTTCAGCTATGAAGGTTTGAAAACATTGTTTAGCTATTTAGAAGATCTAGAGGAAGAAATACAAGAGGAATTTGATCTTGATGTGATAGCATTTTGTTGTAACTATTCAGAAGTAAGCTTGGAAGAATTCAATGATGATTATTCAACAAACTATCTAACTATAGGAGACGTTCAAGAAAATGAAATGTTTTTAAGAGAGATAGAAGGAACAGACAGTTTTTTAATACACAACTAGAAAGAGAGGAGCAATAGAAATGAATAAAATAAAATTAACAAACAGTTTTCACGACACCGTCGTTGATATTACAAATAGTCAATTTGATAGAATTAAGGAGCTTGAAGAAACGCCCGACGATCAATGGACTAGGGCAGATAAAGCCTTTGCAAAACGAATACACGACAAACTTTGTGGTTCTAATGACTGCGAATGTTCGGGCATTTTTGGTTACAGATAAATTTAAGGCAAGACAAATTAAATAAATAACGGTCGAGATAGAAATAATATGATTTCGGAGTAGCTTTATGGGAACGATATATAAATATGATGAAACTAGGTGGCGGGTACAAATCCGCCGTCAAGGTTATAAAACTATCTCTAGTATATTTGAGACATACGAGTTAGCAAAGCAATTTCATGATAAGCTTGAAAATCATCTACTTGATAAGAAGCAAAAGAGAGTGATTAAAGAAGCGTTAAAAGAGATAGTTAAGATTAGTTAAGCTCACGTAGATGGCTTTCAATAATCATACCCTCGATTTTCTCTAATATTTCTTCTAGGGTATCTTCATTCCAGCCTTTTCTTATCTCTCTTAAGTAATTATCCATATCATGTAGAGCTAGATACATTCTACTAGCGTTTTCGAATAGTTCTCGTTCTGCTCTTTCTTCAGATTCTTTAAATGTATAAGTCACTTTCATAGATTAGCTCACCATAAATATAGCTTTTTTATCTTTGTCTTCAATTCCTTCTAGGTTCATTAGCTTAATAGAACCAGCTAATTCAACGTCTTTAAAGTTATGCCAAGACTCATATTTATCTATATGAAAACAAACTCTATCATGATCTAAGCTATCGTTATTTAAGAGCATGTTTTTTTTCAAAAGCTTCTTATGCTTGATAGTACTAGATTTGAGAATAGCTTGTAGCTTTTCTATAG